ACATTACTTAGCCTCCAACGATTTCTGGCACAAAATCATTTGTTTATGGAAACAACTATGCTTTTCTGGCCCTATCCCCAATTCCATTTTATAGATTTTCCATGCATTTCTTCTCAACCATCTACGCGCTGTTTTCTCTCTTAGTTTCTTTTTCATCTCCCCTTTCTCCTTCCTGGTATTAGTCTGAGTAAATCAAAGAACACATCTCCATCCAGCACAACAACATAGTCATGTTGATTCTTTTTCATAACAACCAACCAATCTGTACTATTCATTTGATTATCTTTAGCTTGTCGTATTGCAGCAGGTACATTCCACGTTTCTTGATTTTTTACTTCAACAGACCATGGGAAATCGTCTTTTGCATCTGCAACTAATCGTACATCAACACCAGACTGCCCCATTTCTCTAGGTGCAACAACACAGTCTTTGCCCCAGTCTACCCCCAATAAACTAGCTATTTTTTTTGCTGCCCAATTCTGAGCAACCCGTGCTTTAGCTTTTCTACTTGCTATTGATATTGGCTTTTTCTTTTTTGTCATTTTCTATCCCCCATTACAGTGTACTTTTGGATGGCAACTCATACAAAGTGTTTTAAAATTAGTGGGGTGACAATTTAGTTTATTACCATCTATATGATGATTAGACAACATATTCCCAAATAAATGAATACTCATCATATTAGTTATCCCACATTTTTCACAGGCTACCTTTCTAAGATCATTACGATATTCAAAATCATACCATTGATCACAATATCCATTTTCTCCTGTTCTGCATTTAATACGACTAATTGTTCTTTTTAAAATATGCTCCTCTGTAAGTTTCTTTCCAGTACACCATGGTTTTTGTCCTTTCTTAGATTGTGATATTTTTTCTTTCGTTTCTTTAGAGAGTGTTCTTCCTTTAAGACCTTCGGCTATTTTTTGTAATGTCTCTTTAGTTCTGTTTTTAGCAATTTCAGACATTTTTGCTTTAGTTTCTTCTGAATGTTTTCGACCTTTAGATGCAATACTTATTTTTTGCTTTGTCTCATCAGAATATTTCTTCCCGAGATTTATATCCCTTAATTTTTGTTTTGTTTCTTTAGAATGCTTTTTACCAAGATTTGCCTCCCTTAATTTTTCTCTAACTTCAGGTAATCGCGCAGAATGCCCTTTGCAAAACCTATTCCACTTCTTTTTCCATTTATCCCATTTAACTTCCTTACCACACCCACATTCACATAAATATTCCATCTTACTACCTCCAAAAAGAAAAGCCCGAGAATAGTCGGAGTTATCAACAACTCCCATATATCTCACAATATATGGATTCTCAGGCTGTAGTTCTTTCTGTGTTGATACTTCGACTGTCATTACCATAACATATTCCTTTTAGAGATGTCAAGCTTTATTTTTTAATTTTCAGCCCATTGCTAATTTTTTCTTTTTCTTTTTTTAAACGTTCCTCTTGATCTAATACTAAATAAACTCCAACTTTCATCCCATCACAATCTGTTTCCCCTTGAAGTGCTGGTAGAGTTCCCTTTCTAATTGCATCTAAATCCTCAAATAATGCTATAAGCCCACTATCAATTAGATCCCGTATTACAAACATATTTACACCATCCCAAATTGCGTAATCCAAGAGTTCAACGTTTCTATTTGCTGCATACTCCTAAATCCATATTGATCAGTTAGTTCTATAAAATTAGCTAAGTAAAATGGTCCATCTTGTTTAATTTTAGGTGTTTTGGTTCCTTTAAACGGTAATTTCACTAATGCTTCATTTCTTTCAATGATTGTATCCCCACATACAATACTATTGTATGTTTTTGTATGTTTTCCAAGTTTATTCTTTATGTATTTTATGGCTGTTTTTTCACCAACACCTTTGATTCCTTTAACATTATCTGTATTACAACCAGCTACTTGTTTTACAGTAACCCATTCTTTTGGTGTTATATCATATTTTTCAGTGAAAGACTGTTCTGTTGTCAATTTTTTGCCTTTACTACTATACATACTTACATTTGGTGATAATAGTTGGTATAAGTCTTGATCAGCAGAAATGATGACTAATTCTTGGTCATAATTCTGTGTGATGATGGCTATTAAATCGTCAGCCTCCATACCAGTCTGAATAAAGTTATTTTTGAATCCAAATTTAGGTAGTACTTTTAATCTCAACTCATGGAACTGTTTGAATGCTATTTTATATAGCTGTTGCTCTTCCGGTGTTTGTTCTTTCCTTCTGTTTTCTTTGTATGTTGGGTAAATATCTTTTCTGAAACTCTTTTTTGAATCCCAACAGAACAGGAATTTATTTGTGTCAAATTGTTTACTTAATGAAAGTATATGTCTAAGAAATCCAAAAATTATACCAACTTTCTGTTCCTCGTAAGAGAGATCCCCAATAGTGTACTTAACTTGATGACAAATAGCATATGAATCTATTATTAATGTAGGGCTATTCATATTACTCTTCATTTACAATAAGAGTAAGCATCTCTTTGTAAATCTCTTTAACTGGGCGTCTCTCCTCTTTATACTCTGACCTACTTATAGCTAATTCAAGAATAAAAAGTTTTTCTCGCGTACTAATGCTCTGACCCATTTTGGTTCCTCCTTTTTATCTTCTATTATAACACACTTTTAGGGAAATTACATGAAAAAATTATATTTAAAGTTCACAAGTTCCTCTAGCACATTGTACATCTTCAACCGTCAGTGAGTCTTCTGTTTCTTTGTTTATATGTTTAAGTGCCTCCTTTTTAGTTAGCCTGTTAAGAATTTGGTCCTTCCTACTCCCATCTACATACACTGTTATACCAACGAGATCCCTTGCATATTCTAATATCCATTCTTTCAACTGTTCGTGTTTTGTGCCCTTTGGTAGAAGTTGAGTTTTTGATATAGAAGAATCATTTAATCGTTGAATGGAAACTGTAGTCTCAAAATGGTTTTCTGGCGACAAATCAAATGCATCTACAAAATAATTTGGAATCTCCTCTTTGTTAAGCAATAACTCTTTATATGTAGGGTGTATGTAAACTCTTTCTCCCACCCTATCCTTTCTAATGTATGCTTTCATAGGCAAAGGTTCAATTCCACTAGTTGTATTAGCTATCAAACTGATGGTTCCAGCGGGCATAAAAGCCATGCTAGTGCATTGCCTAATTCCATACTTTTTTATGTCCATTCTAATTCTTGCAGGTAGTTTCTTAATAAACTTAGCTTTAGTATAAGGCCATTCACTAAATCCTGGAAATGGCCCTTTCTCTTTGGCTAATTCTATGCTGGCTTTATATATTTCATTACGCATGAATTTAACAAGTTCTTCTGTCTTATCCAATCCTGCTGAACTACCATACCTAACTTTTTTGCTAAAGAGATAGTCCCCAAGTCCCATAACACCTATCCCAATTCTTCTACAAGATTGTGTAGCTTCATACATTTCAGGGAATGAATAGTTATTCACATCCAAAGTGTTGTCTAAAAAACGCACTAATGTCTGTATTGTATCTGCAAGCTCTTCCCATCTTGTATTGCCATTAGCTGTTATAAACGATGGCAATACTAAACTGCCAAGCGAACAGCTTTGATTTTTGGATAGATTAAGTTCTGAGCACAAGTTCGTTGCTTCAATAGGTGAGAAGTACCAAGAGTTGTTAGTTCTCATCTTATCCAAATTAATAATTCCAGGTTCACCACTAATCAACATGTTGGCTATAATCTTATCAAAAATATCTGCCGCCCATACCTGTCCATACTCCTCCCCAGCAAAAGTGAAGGTCCACTTAGCTTTCTGTTCCACAGCATCCAAAAATTCATTTGTTACCCCAACAGAGATATTAAAATTGTTGAGAGAATCTAGATTACTCTTCACTTTTATAAATTCCTCAGTCTCTGGGTGTGAGATATCTAATATAGGAAGGAGGCCTGAGCGACGGTTCCCTCCTGATTCTACAGTATTCAGCACAGTACTTATAGCTTTTAAGAAACTAATTACCCCTGTACTTTCTCCGCCTTTGCCTTTTATTATAGCGCCTTCAGGTCTTAGCTGTGGGTTACACCCCACACCACCACCTTCTGCATTAAGAACTAGAGCCATATGCAGAAATCTACCTATACTTTCTATAGAATCTGCCAACTCAAGAACATGGCAATTAAATATCTTGTTTAGTCTACTGCCAGCATTCCTTAATATTCTACCTCCAGGTATTGCTTTCAGGTCAAAGATCATTTCAGTGAACTTATCTCTCCAGATTTCTTCATTATCCTTATTTTCATTTTTAGCTATAGCTATGGCAACTCTTCTACAACAGTCTTCCCAATTTTCCCCCTCCATAAAATACCTGCTTTGTGCTACTTGTAATGCATTTTCACATAATTCAGCCATTAAATTTACTCCTCTTATTATTCATTTTATATTTTTATAATGAAAACTATATTATCCTCGTTTTTTCTATTGGGCGTTGTACAGATTCCAATGAAACGCCTTCTCTCATTGCAGTTAATACACCAGCCACTTCTAAATAGTTGTTAACTTTAATTAAACCACCCCTTGCAAATGGTAATTCTGTAAGATCGTTTTTCATGATATTATGGTTTCCCTTAACAGCGATAACAGGAATTTTACTTTCAATACAGGCTAATGTTGGTAGTCCAATACATCCATCTGGAATAACTAAACACGAAATATCATCTACGTTAATGCCTTCCTCTCGTTTAACTATTTGCGGGCTTTTATGTAGCCCTTTAATAATACAGTACAGCCATGTTGTTGATAGCACTTCTGGTGCTTTCCTTGGATCAACAATACCATATTCCAAATCTTTTATTTGTAGCTTACTCATCATTGGCGCATGGGCACAAGGAACATTTAATAATTCAGCTATACTATGTGTCAGCATAGCTTCATATCCACCCCATGGATTAACACCTATTTTGTCATGTTCAAAATAATCTTTGTAGAAATTAATAGGCACATCAATAATAGTTGACAGCGCAAAGGCATCATACTTGTTTTTGTTCTCTTTGATTACATTAAGTATGTTTTCTAAGTTATCTATTTTACCTGCTGCCCTACCTGATGGTGAAAACTCAACACTCCCTTTTGCTGTTTTATCTAAAAAAGTTACGTCACATTCCACACCTAATGTTGCTCTTGCGGCAGATACGGCATTAACTACCATATCATTAATAATCTGATCTTTGTGTTTATCAACCAAAACTAATATTTTGTTGCTTATTACTTTTCTTAACCCTATTTGCCCCATTAGCATTCTAGTTAGTATACTACCTTCAACATATAACCCATTGTTAGGTAACTCATTAATTTCAGAGGCATTCACTACATTTGGATGTGTGATTAAAGTATCACACGATGCTGCTAAGAGTTTTGCTACTGGATTTCCATCTCCAGCATGCCCTCCAATTTCTGCCCCAATACCTGTTGGAATTAGCAGGGCAACATTAAATGTATCTTGTTTCTTGATTCTTTTCCTGTTGAAAGCGAATATATTTATCGGATCATACCATTGTGTGTATGGCTCAACAACCCCAACTTCACATTTATATACCTCGTCCTTATTTTCCGTTATAACAAAGCGGATGGGTGCCTCGCCCTCTGTTATATTAGTGTACACACACTCTTGGATGTGATATAAATCACCCTGTGGTATTGTAAATTCTTTTTCGTATACTTTCATTATTTATTTCCTTTTCTCATACACAAGTCTTGCCAGAGCAAGGTCCTCCAGCGCGACACCTGTAGACAGAAACATTTTGACTTTCTCATTGTCTAATTTTACTTTACCTACCATATAATCTCCAAGAGATTTAAGGTCAGTTGCCTCTATTAATCCTTCTTCAAAAGCCCTATGCGCCATTCCTGTATGTGCCACCTGTTCATAGCTATCACAAAAATGATCAACGAAAGGCAATATCTCTTGATGAATCTCGATCTTCTTATCTGAATCCCCTCCAACAGCACAGATTAACTGCTCTCTGTGTAGGGCAATATCCTTTTTAAATATATGCGGTTCTCTTGTTGGGGTCAGAGTAACAATAATGTCTGCATATTTAAACACACCTTTTTTTCCTTCTGCATAAACATTCGAAAAAGCATTAACCATAGCCATTTGTTTATCAACATCGGTGTCATATACAAGAATTTCTCCGATATTATGAATTGCTTCAATAGCTGGTATATGAGAGTACGCTTGTACCCCACACCCAATAATACCAAGTATATTACTATCTTTTTCTGCAAGGTGTTGGACAGCCACTGCAGTTGCTGCAGCTGTCCTATAGGCAGTAAGCGCTTCCGCCCTGCAAATCATCACAGTATCTTGGTGAGTGCTCTCATTTAAAATATAAACACCTCTTGCTAAAGGCAATCCTACTTTTGGGTTATCACCACAGGCAGCAATGATTTTGGTGCCACAATAAGGATATTTGTTCATCCTTGAGGGCATCACACGATAGTCATTAAGTGTGCCTTCTAAGTGCATAATAATTTTAGCTGGTGACTCCGTGTACCCATATGCCTCTTCTATAAAGGTTTCTTCAACAGCATCAATTATTGCTGGCCACCCAATTTTATCCAGAATTTTTTTGACTTGTTTGTTGCTTAGCATTTTTTACCCTCTTTTCCCCAACAAAATCAGCTAATTCTTTCTTTTGTTTTTCTATTAGTTTATTGTATTTGGCGACACATTCAGAACACATTCCTTTTCCTTCGATTAGTTGCTGTGTGCCCGCCTTCAATAAATCAGATATCCTAAATGTGTTTTGTCCGCTATACACATCAACCGTTACTTCTTTTTCATCACCGCATCTCTCGCATACAGCAGTTATCGCCATTTTCAGCATATATTAAATCCCCCTCCTTTTTGGTTTTCTGTCTACTTTGAATTCATTTTCAATTTCTTCCCATAAATCAATTACTTGGTCTTTCAATTCAAGTTCAAGGTTGTTATCTTCAATATACTTTATTGCTGTATCCATTCTACCAAACTCTTTATCAACTGCAATATATTTATCTGCTTTTGTCATCTGTTTAAGATAAGCCAAATTAGCACGAATATCATCAATACCTACCCCAAATACAATATAGACATTTGCTGTTCTGTATGGGTCATCAACTGTTTTTTTAACAACGCAATGAGATTGGATTCCAAAAATCTTTTTATGCTCTACTCCGTGTATTGTCTTTGTTTTTGTAAGATATTTATTCTGCGCTGGTGGTCCTATTCGAATTCTAAGTGACGCATAAAAGGGTATTCCTTTGCCACCAGATGTAGTTTCTCCTGACGTACCTCCCCGGATTTGGTTAGAGCAGGCAATGATAAAATTATTTCTTTTGATTAACCTACAAGTTTTCCTCAAGCCTTGACTGAAGTCCTTAGCTATCTTCATACCCATTTTATCACCAGTATCACCCATTTCAAGCTCTGAACTAAGTGCCGCAAGACTATCTGTAGCAATTACATTAACACTGTTTTCTTTTGGAGTATCTGGCTTCCACTTTAAAATATGGGTAAATACTTCATTGACAGTATCAGGCACATGATAGTTTTTTTTATCAAGTTCCATTCCATAAATACGAGAGTATTCTCTATCAAGCCTGCCCTCTGGATCAAGGAATTTTACATTACCTCCTTTAGCTTGGGCATCAGCACATATCTCCGCAAGTAGGGCTGTCTTCCCAACTTGGCTAGGCCCGTATATTTCAAGCAAGATGCCCACTGGTATTCCACCACCTCTAATCCTACCACCTGAAATTGCTAAGTCAAGCAAGGTTGATCCTGTTGATACCACAGTTCCAAAATCACCTTCATTTGGTGTCACTTGAATAGGTTCTGGTTTAGCTTTTGCCCTTGCTTTGATTTGTTCTGTATCAGACTTTTTAGTTATTTTCTTTGGCATACTACACCACCTCAATAATTACTCTGACTTTATCTATTGTGTCTCCTATCTCATCAAAAAGACCGTCTTCCTCACCCTTCATTATTATATCAATACCTTTTAATCTACAATCTGGTACTGCTCTCTTGAATTCTGCAACTGCCCCAATGATTTGCCCATCTAATATTTCTTTTGCAGTTTGGAAATGTTTTAGTTCTGCTGTTTCCATTATTGTTTTCCTTTTCATTTATCGCCCCCATAAACCACTCGCCCAAAAGGGCAAGTGGTTTAACAAGCTATCGTCTACGTTTAATAGATTTTTTGATTGGGGCTGGTTTTTCGGCTTCTGTCTTTTTTGGAGTTCTTAACTGTGCTCTTTGTGTTGCGGGTTCTGGATCTGACTCAGGCGGAGGCTCTGGATCAGGTTCCTGCATTTTCTGATTAGCAACAAAACAGTTATCCCAATTAACACAGCCCTCGCACTGTTCAAATTCATCAAAATTAACACCAAATTCACCATCAACAGGGCATGCATCTGGTGCAAATTCCCCTTCTGTGGTAATAGGTTCTGCATCAGTAGGAGCAGGTTCTTGTTCAAATGGCGTTTCACTTGTACCTGTTTCTCCAACAGGGCCACCATCATGCTGAGCACCATAAAATGCCTCATGGATCTCATCATATGAAGCATATTTTACCACTGAATCCAATGAAAATGCCTGATCGAGAATTTTATCTGGAATGGGTTCATCACGATCAACAAATGCATGATATAGAAATTTCCATTTACTACCACTACCCTCTTTTGTAAAAGCAACCTTTTTACCAATATCAGGATCAAAATAAGGGTTGGTTCCCCCACCTTTGCCTTGCCCAGCAATTCCTTTTAAGGTTTTCTCCATAAAATAATAGGCTATCTGCCATAGTTGAATACCTTTCGCCTCTTCCTCAGAGTTATCATGGCACCAAATAAGATGTATTGTCTGTCTTGTTGCGCTAATCCTACCATACTCTTCTTTACTATAGGTATCCCTATTCTGCTGTAAATGTTCACAGATCGGGCAAGGTTCTCCATTGGTCTTTGCTGGGCATACATAAGGATACTCTTGTACACCAACACGCCCATGAGTCCACAGATCCACAGACCAGATGAATTCACCTTCCTTGATAGCTTTTTTCTTATCGTTCTCAAAAAGCTTTGGCATATTCGGTCCAGCAACAAATGGAATGTAATCAATACTATGGTCCGCGAAACTACACTTCCAAAATCCAATTCCTTCTGGTATTTTTGAATTATCAATGATACTTCCAAATTGTGTGTTGTCTTTATTAGCTACACTCTCCTCATGCCTTCTGATAAGATCCTGTTTTTGTTTTTTATACTGCTGTCTAAATCCTGGCATTTTCATCCTCCCTTACGTTCGTTTTTGATTTCTGAAACTGCTACTCTAACTTCTTGCGCCATCACTTTGATATTTTGCATGGCTTTCCGTACACGAGCGCCTGCGGCATTATTGCCTTCTTCAAACTTTATAACATCGTCTTTGATATCTGAAGCAACATCTTCCATTTCTTCAATCAAGTCTATTATCTTCATCGTTTTTCCTCCTTTCTTTACTATTTTATCTGGCTCTTAAATTATGTTAATTTACCATTCTGCCATCTTTAATATAACGTAATCGAGCAATAGATTTTGCTCTATGAACTATTAACCCAATATACCATTCTACTCTTGTGTATCCTACACGTTTGGTATCAATCTCACCCATACCCCTAACATCCATGTCACCATTCTGCCACCCAAACAAACCATTCTTTGCCAAAGATAAGCAATAAATAGATGTACATTGTGGTGTCCCAGATGAATCTTTTTCTGTAAAAGGAAGAATCTCCTCATAGTCATTATCTTTATCAACAGTTAGAATTGGGAGATCCTTATATGTGGGTATTTTGCGATTAAAGGCATCAATAACATAAGATATTGAAATATCTACTGATGTTATACGCTTCATCATTACTTCATTCATTAACAAATGAGTTGGCTCATCAACAGAATCAATTAATTCATCTATTTTATATGAAGACAAAGCACCATCACCATTATCAATGAGTTGTTGTTCATTAGTACATCTTACCTCCAATCCATCAAGTCCTTTTGGCGAGGTTTCAATATTACCTTTTATCATCATCCTTTCAATACCATTTACATGCCTTCTAATATGTTGTTCAAATTTATCATAACAGTCTTTATCTTTTTTGATGTCATCAGTATCTATATCAATATCAGTACCACCAACTACCAAAACCTCTGTTACACGAGTCTCCCCTGTCGTAAAACACGCAAAGTTACCAAGAATGTTTTCAAAAGGCATATATTGTAGTAGGCAAGAAGATTTTGCAAAAAGTTCCATTGTATCCGCCTGTAAACTGTTACCCTTCTCCCCTGCTATTTTAAACTGTTCAACTAATGTTGATCCCATTGTGTGCTCCTCTCTGTTAAAGTATTAAATATTTAAACAAAAACCCCTAATATTTTCAATTATCGCCATCGTTTTTCCTCCTTTCTTTAAAATATTGTCTTGTTCTAAGCATAGTATCTACTACATGTAATAAAATACGTTGCTCACCCCGCTGTGGTATGAGTTGTGGTCTCTTGTCTTCCTTATATTCT